TTCGCAAACGCTGCCCGACGCCGCACCCTGATCGCTTCCCGGTTGATCGGGTCAGAACTGTCATAGGCACCCATCTCACTGTCTCCTGCGAATGTTTCAGGTGGTAGGAATAATTTCAGGGGGCGAACCTGAGAGTGGAAAAACTCTCGCGCAAGCTACCTCAACACGCGAGGGCCGCGATTTTTGCCCCCCACCCCTCCGAAACGCCGGAACTCCGCGCATTTCAGCAGCACGCGCCAACCCTGAGTGCAGCGCACCAATGATGCTCACTAAGCCCGTTCCTTGCCATCTGTGGTAACAGGCTCATGATCTATCAATGGCTTAGCGTCATCCGCACTCAGCCTATGTAGCTGACTGTCCATCACGTCGGCGCCGATCGCACCAACTGACCCAGCTCGGAGCAGCACCTGAGCGATGTGGCTCGGGTCGGATCCAGCCTTCACCTGGTAGCCCGGCTGGCTCTGCACTGCGACGCCAACGTTGATGTGGATGCCATGTGACCGCTGGTCTGGATCGTCGAGGATGAACTTGGCCGACTCCAGCCGCACCTTCTGACCTGCGGCCGACTTCTGCAGCTTCTTATCGTCCATCAACTCGAGGCCGACGCGGATGGATCGTGCGCGCCCGCCGTTGCGCAATACCTCCAATTCCCTTTGGTAGTGCTGCTTGACTTCGGGTTTGGTGAACGCCTCTTGAAGCGCGCGGTCGGTCAGTTGCGCGATCTCAGCGGCTTTCTTGATAGACGTTGCCTCGCCCCAAACGAGGGCCTGTATTGCGGCTTGGACGCGAGGCGTGAGGGCGCGCGGCGAGGTGCGCTTTGAGGCGATACGGTTGCGGCGTGCGAGGGCCTTGGGGGAGTACGCGAGAGCGGTTGCCATTAAGGCAGGGTGGCGGGTGCGCGGGGCAGTCTCAACGCACAGAGCGGGGCGAGCGGTCGAAGGTGTCAGCAGAAGGTGGGATTGACCGTTATTCAGGAAGGCCGCGCGCGAGGGATGCGGCGTGTCGGAATGGAGCGCAACGCACAGCTTTGAATAGCCCGGAACTGCGGGATTGTGGCCTGTGCATAAGTGGCCTGTGGGTCAATGATGCTGCCTTGTTTTGCGCATCGACCCTGACAAATTGTCAGTGAACAGACGGAGCACGCGGACCATGAATGGCGCGGAACTGCGTCGAGCCCGGAAGCGTCTCGGCATGACGATTGCGCAGCTCGCGGAGCGCTGCAGGGTCAGCGAGCGGTGCGCCTGGCGCTGGCAGAGTGATGGGGTCGACGGGCCGGCCGAGGCGTTGATCGAGCTCCTGCTTCATCTTCACCAAGGTCTATTCGTCGGCGTCTTGAAGCCCAAGGCCGTGCGATCGGGTGGGCTGGCGGCTGACGTACGAGCCATTACCGACAAGCCCAAGGTGCGTCGACCACGTTCACATGATCGCCGGCTAGCCGAGAACGCGACGGGCGATTATGAGCGCAAGGGTGGCGAGGTGACGGTACTGCCGCCGCGCAAGCGATAGCGCCGGGCCGATTCCCTGAACCAGTTCGCATTAGCCGGGTCGAGCTGCCGGCTAGCGTTCCAGTCGTCACGATCCGCAAGCGCGAGAAGGTGCGAGCGCGTCCGGCATGTGGTCGAGGTGCGTCCTCGATAGCGATCGTCCATGCCCGACGGTCATCGGCTCGGCACCAATTCACAACGCACTCACCCGCTAACCCCTTGTGACCTATGGTCACGTTTATTTGATGTCGATTGTGCTTGCGTTCATGTGACCGCCGGTCATACATTGCGAGTGTCAAGAGCCACTATGGCTCGCTCGGAGAGAGACATGAACACAGCAACCTTTAACCGCCGCTTCAAGCAGCTCGAATACTTCACTAGCCGGAACACGTCGACCTTTGCCCACTGCACTAACCTCGCGAGCGCCAAGGCGATTATTCGCCGCTCGGGTGTTGTGCAGTCGCTGCTTGTCCTCCCGACAGGCTACGTGATCGACTCCGCTGAACTGACCTAACCCGAGTGCCACTGCGGCACGCTCTAGGAGAATGACAAATGCAGATCCTGATCTATGCTCTGCCAGCCAACGAAACCCGCGAATACATGGAGCAACTGATCTCCTCGCGGTGCCTCAATTCCAATGATGTTGCGAAGGTAGTAAAGGCCGCAAAGCAGGACGGCTGGCACAGCTTCCGCGTTGCTCACTATGATGGCAGCGCACCTGATTTCGCTTCCACGCTCAACACCCCCGCCCACTAACCAAGTCGAGTGCCACTGAGGCACGCCAACAGGAGACGACGAATGCCCAAAATCAAGCTCACGCCCGCCCAAAAGAAAGCGCTTGCCGACTACAATATGAGGCTACGCGAAGAGGATCGCTATTTCGGTAGCGTCTTCGTCAATAGCGTCGGGACGCGAGCGATAGAGGCGAAGACAAGAGCCTCATACGAGCGTTGCCTTGCTCTCGGAATGACGCACGAGCACGGCCTTTAACCCTAGTGCCAGCACGGCACGCCAACAGGAGAACGACCGATGCCTAACTGGAACAAGCTGCCTGAGTTTCAAGCCGCCGATGATGCGTGGAGCGCTGAGCTCGCGCGCCAATTCGCCAAGAATGCTGGCGACTTCCGGTACACGAGTCGGGGTCGCGGCGATCCGGGAACGCCACTCCGCGCGCTCTACGATACACGTGAAGCCGCGCGCGAGGCATGGGAGAAGAACGGAGACCATAGGGATCGCGTCGAACTAGCGGAATAACTGAGCCCGCGCGACGGGCGCTTGCCGCCCGTCCAGCGGTCGCAGTGACCGAATTGTGCCAAGGTGGCACGCTCAAGAGGAGAGAAACGATGACCACAGCTATTCAACTCGCCAAGCAGCTTTCAGAGGCTTTTGAAGGCTCCACGCGCGCGGCCGTAAAAGACGGTCAAAGCGTGGGCGAGGAGTTCCGCAAGCTTAAGGATGGCTCGCCAGAGTGGATGCGCGATGTCTGCCGCGCGGCTCACGATGACGCGGCGATGCTGCCCGACGATTGGCGCTATAACGCGATTGAAGATGCAGCCTCGCGCATGTCGGAGCTGGATGACGATGCGGATCCGACTGACGCGCACGACGAAGCAAGCGAGTTTGCCGACAATGTCGACGTTTACAACTTCGATTTGGTGAAATGGCTTGGGTCTAACCTGAACCGCGGCGCCTACGTCGACGAAGCGATTTCAGAACTCGGAGCGCCTGAGCCTTTCGACATTTTCCGCGCAATCGGCATGGGCCAGTATCAGGAGCGCCGCGAAGTGTGGGACCAGCTCGCCCGCGCTTTAGTCGAGCAAGCCGAATCGATGACCGACGAAGCCGAATAGTTCTGAGCCATTGAGGCTCGCCACAGGAGAGAACCATGACGAAAGCAGAAGCAAAGCGCATAGCGCGCGAGCGGATTAATGGCTGGCGCTTGGAAGGCGATACCGCGTCAATGACCGAACTGATTCGAGACAGCATCCTGCATGTCCGATGGCTTATTGATCGAGGCGAAAAGCACGCGACCGAGCCGACCGAGCAAGGGCTGCAGTACGTCATGCCCGGCTGCGAGAAGGACAAGACGCGCGGCCCGACACAGGCGGATTTGTTCTGATGACAATCCGCCCCGAATTGATCGAACCGCCCGCGATTGTGCGAGCGGCTGAAATACCGATCGGCTCCGGCTTCATGTTTGCCGGCCGGCCGCTCAGCGTCGTGAAGACGTACGGCACCGACCCGGCGGCGCCCGTCATCCTAGAGGAACACGCCACGTTCGGATCGTGCATCAAAGGGCAGCTCGCCCTTTGGAGTTACGCGGCCGTGTTCCGAGGCGCTGCGCGACGAGCTCTTCGGCATGCCGTGGCGGTCGGCCGATGAACTTGAAGAGATTGAGACTTACCGCGCGCACGAAGCGCATGCCGAAGATCCCGACGGGCTTCTGTACGCCTCAGAGAGCATGGAAATCAGCGACGATGCGGCGATCCATGCCGCGCGGAAACTTATTCAGGATGGCGTGACCCGTGACCCGTACGAAGCATTGGAGCGCGCGGTTATCGCGCTCGGCGAATCGACTAAGCCGGAGAAGCGCAAGCGAAAGGCGGTCAGAGCTATGACACCCGACCAGTTCAAGGCAGCCAGGCACAAGCTGGGCCTCTCAGTAACGCAAATGGCGCTGATGCTCGGCATTGAGGAGTCGGGCACCCAGGTCCGGCGCATGGAAATGCAGCCGGGTAAGTCGACGCATCGGCCCGTCAGCGGCACGACGGCGCGGCTCGTGAAGGCTTATCTCGACGGCTACCGTCCAAGGGATTGGGTCGGCGAATAGCAAACTGTGGGCGATCCGGCGCCGGAGCTTTTGCGCCTCACGCGCCGGCCGCCTTCTCCACGCTGAACATATCGGCCAGCGCTCGCTTCTCCCGCGCTCGTGCCTCTATGCCGGCTCGCCGGGTTTTCATGTCGTAGCGGTTGTGGCAGCGCTGGCACCACGCCCGCAAATTCTCGTCGGCGCAGTTCTCGGGTTGATGGTCGAGATGCGCGACTGTGAGGACGATGCGCACGATGCGAAGTTGTTCGGCACGTCGCCCATCGCTGCACCAAGCCCGATCGCCAGGCTTGGGCCATTCGAGGCTCGCTAGTCTCTCGCCGAGCGGGACGGCTGGCAGGAAATCCCCATTTGGCAGCCGACCGCCCAAAACACCGTTCTTAATTCCGCAGTCCTCGCAGCAATTGCCAGCGCGCTCACGGATGCGAGCGGAGATTGCCGGCCAATCCTTCGGGTATCGATCCTTCATCTCGGGGCGGATCGGCATCAGATCGCCTTCTCCACCACGGCCAGCCTGAGCCCGTACGTATCCAGCAGCGTCGGCAGGCTCATCCGCCCTAACCCGCGTCCGCACTTCGCCTTCGTCCCGACCTCCAGCTTGCCCGTGTAGCCCGAGTGGAAGCCGGCGAGATCGTCGACCGCGAGCTGTGACAGCCCGAGCTTGCCGCGGTGCTCGACCAGCACGGAAATCAGCTCCTCGTATGAGCCCACGACGGCCAATGCGGGCACCATGTTCGGGGCTATTTTTTGTAGACGCGCGATTGCCCTCACTCTCCGCGCCCAGCGGTTCTTTCTGGCACGTTCCAGCGCTTTTCTTTGACGACGTGTCAGAGCGCCGTTTTTGCCCTTGCGGATCATGCCGGCACGGCCTCGTTGGCTTGCATGATTTCGAGCAACGGCCCGGCCGGCGTATCCCACTCGAAGAAGCCCTGTCGACCGAGCGCCGGTATGGGCGCATCGAACAGCTTTTGATCCTCGAACCGCCACGCGAAGCGTCCCGGATACCAGTCGCCGCAAAGGCGCTCCGGCGCATCGGCGTCGAAGGCCTCAGTGCTCAGGCATTCAGAAAGCCGGACGGTACCGATAACTGCTCCGCGAGGAAGTTTGCTGCGCCAATCGTCGCCGAACGATTGAACCAGCAGTTCAAGAAAATCCCCGTCCGCTTCATCGCATGGCCGTTTTGCAGCGTGGATCGCAAGTGGCCCGCGATAGAACGTCGACCAATGCCGCGTCTCGAATTGCTTCCAGCCCGTGAAGCAGAGCGAGGCCCACGGCTGCCAAAGCGAGATCGCCTTCACTCCGCCGCCTCCCGCTGCTTCGCCTGGCGGTTCCGACACTGGCCCCACGTCTCGATCGCACCGTTCGGGTAGTGGATGGTCGCGTCCTGGGCGATGATCGTGGATCCGGCCGGCAGATCCCAGCGCTTGAACTCGGTCGTGTCGGGAAAACCGCCGCCAGCGTCGATCTTGCGCAGTAACCGCTTCGGGATCGCCGTCGTCAGTTGGCGCGAGAGAGCCGGCAGGGCGGAGAAATCCGCGACCCAAAGATTCGGGAAATACCAGCCTTCATCCCCGTCGATCCGATAGTTGGTTGGCACCGCCCGCGTCTCGCTTCCCCAGTACTCGCGAAAGCGTTCGCAGCCGTAGGTCCACAGCGCCGAATCGACGTAGGCCCGCTTGTCGCGACGCTCGTCAAAAGAGGGATTTTTCGTCCACCTTTTCACGAACGTCTGATCCGCCAGTTCGGTCGGATACGGTTTGACTTCGTGCTTTCTCATTTTTCGCTCGTTCGAGTTCGGCCAGGTAATCGTCGGCGTCGCGGATCGGCTTGCGGTTCGACGGCGTGGCAGGCGGCCCGGTGCCGTTCGGACGATTAGTCTGGCCGTCGAGGTAGTGAGGCTCGAAGCTCTGCCAGCCCTTCTCGATCATCAGATCGGCGGCGGCATTCGGGTCGGGAGAGGCGCGGAGTTTTTGGGCGAGTAGCTTGGCCGCGTACGGGGTCAGCGGCTTGCGCATTCGGTTTCGATGTTCGATGACCGCTGTGGTGTGTTCAGGGTCCAGAACGACTCCGAGTTCGTCACGCGGAGTCCCTTTATTCTTTCTTTCTCCAGAAGTATCTTTCTTAGAAGAACTATCATCTACGCGCGCGAGGGCGTCACGTGACGGTTTTTTCCTCGCTCGGTATTCTCTAGCTCTTTCAGCATCTTGAGCCTTCTTCGTGCGAATTGCATCGTCACGTGATTTCGTCACGTGATCGTCACGTGATGCGATCTGATTTGCGATGTCTTCTTCGATGGCTCGGGCGACTTCGATCAGCGCCTCGCCGGTCACTCCGGCGGCCATAAGTTTGGCGATCGTATCGACGCTAACTGGCATCCGATGAGCCTCCAGTGGCACCCGGCCTGCAAAGACCCGGATGCGAGACGGGCGCCGTCGGGACGACGCCGGGGCCACTGAAGTCAGGAAGCTCGTAGCGTCGCATCGCCGCCTTTGCAGAGCGGTGAGCCGACCACGCCACGGCCGGTCGCGAGCGGCAACGCACAGGGGTCATGCTGCCTCCGCCATGCGGTAGCTGCGGGCGATATGGCGACTGAGCGGGAGCGGGATCGGGATTTTCGCGATCATCGCGCTCGCCGCCTTGCGCTTCGGCGAACCCTTGCCGTGCAATCGGCCCGGCGAGATCGTCCCGGACTCCTTC